GAAGGAAAGGGTAAAGAACCCCCATTGTCGAAACACCCCATTCCAGGCGAATGGTTACGATGGACAGCTATGAGTGGGCTGACCTGATCGATGATGCTGACAAGGTCCGCATGTTGATCGATCCGACATCAACCTATGCTCAGGCAGCAGCCGCTGCAATGGGAAGGGCGATGGACGATGCCATCATCACCGCTGCAACGGGATCATCCAAGACAGGCAAAACAGGTTCGACCAGCACAGCAATGCTGTCCGACAACCAGATTGCCAACGGCTCGGCTGACCTGACTGTGGCAAAACTGATCCAGGCAAAGAAGATACTCGACAACGGTTCTGTCGATCCTTCGATCCCTCGGCATATCGCCGTTGGGCCTGATCAAATCGAGGCGTTGTTGAACACCACCTCTGTAACCAGCTCTGACTTTAACACGGTCAAGGCTCTGGTCCAGGGTGAGGTCAACACATTTATGGGCTTCCAGTTCCATATGAGTACCCGCCTCGGTAAATCCGGTAACATCCGCACATGCTTCGCATGGGCCGAGGACGGCATCAAGCTGGCCGTCGGCAAGGATGTCATGTCACGCATCGATGAGCGCTCCGACAAGAGCTACTCCACCCAGGTTTACTACTGCGCCACCTTTGGTGCGACCCGGATGGAGGAAGCTAAGGTTGTGCAAATTGATTGTGACGAGAGCGCATAGGGAGGGTATGAGATATGGCTACAGTATATAGCACCCAGCAAACCACGCTGACTCAGGACGACCCTTCTGATTTCGTGAAAGCCAACGAGCTGAGCGGTGAAGTCCGCGTTGCTCACGGCACCTATGAGGCATCGAGCCTGGCATCGGGAGACGTGATCGAAATGTTCACCCTGCCTGATGGCGCTCGGATACTCCAGGGCCAGTTGGCTCACGATGCGTTGGGTTCATCGACAACTTTGTCTGTGGGCTTTGCGGCTCACACCAAGGCAGACGGCACCGCCGTCTCAGCATCCGCTGCTGCATACAAGGCCGCAGCAGCCTCAACATCAGCACAGATCGTGGACATCGCTGCCACGCTCGCGCTGCTGAATGGCGAGGAAGTCGATGCAAACGAGAACGGCAAGACCGTTACTGTGACTATGGGCGGCGCCGCTGGCACCGGCTCTATCGCAGTTACGATGCTCTACGTCGTTAACTAACCTACGAGGGGGCAGCACAGGCTGCCCCCTTTTCTCATAAGGGGATCTGAATGGCATCGGTCGTTGATATCTGTAACAGCGCTTTGAACCAGATCGGCGCGTCAAACATCACGGCGCTAACCGAGGACAGTAAGGCTGCCCGGATACTGAATCAACGCTTCCCGTTCGTGCGTGACATGGTGTTTCGCGCGCATCCCTGGAATTGCCTAATGACACGCAAAAAGCTGGTGGCAGATAGTGAAGCGCCAGCCTTTGAGTTTGGCAACGCCTTCACATTGCCCACAGATCCATACTGCCTGCGTGTCATCTCGCTGGACTATCACGACATCATCTATCGCGTCGAAGGTCGCAAAATCCTCACAGATGAGAGCGACGTAAACCTTATCTATGTAGGTCGCGTGACCGACACACAGCAGTACGACACGCTGCTCACAGAAAGCCTGGCAACAGCGCTCGCGGCAGATTCTGCATATGCGCTGGTCGGCTCAGCGCAGCTCGTAAATACATTGAACAGCCTGTATGCATCTAAGCTAAGTGAGGCGCGATTTGTTGATGCAACAGAAGGCACACCGGCCAGCATCACCAGTGTGGCAGATGCAGGCTCCTTGGAAGCTGATACCTTTATACGTGCGAGATACTGATGGCGAAGGCCAGTCCAGCCCTAAATAACTTTACTGCCGGCGAGTTATCGCCCCGGCTCGATGGCCGGACGGATATCGTCAAATATTTCCAGGGCAGTAAAAAGTTAGAGAATTTCACCGTGCATCCGCACGGCGGTGCAAGTAGAAGACCCGGCACAATCTTCGTGCGAGAGGTCAAAACCAGCGCAAACAAAGCCAGACTTATACCGTTCGAGTTCAACGTCGAGCAAACCTACATCCTAGAGTTCGGCAATCAATATTTTAGAATCCACAAGGATGGCGGCACAGTGGTATCTAGCGGCAGCCCTGTGGAGGTCACCACTGTATACACAACTTCACAGCTCGCCGAGCTAAAGTTCGTGCAGTCCGCTGACGTGATGTACATCGTGCATCCATCACACCCAGTCTACAAAATCACGCGCACCAGCGACACCGCCTGGACATTCACTGAGGCGGCTTTCAGGCGCGGTCCTATGCAGGACGATAACATTACAGACACAACACTTACAGCCAGCGCCAGGACTGGCAGCGTGACCATCACAGCATCAGCAGATACCTTTGTGTCTACGGATGTTGGGCGCTTTGTAAAACTGCATGACGGCTTTGCCAAGATCACAGCCTTCAGCTCAGCCACTAGTGTCACAGCCGCAGTCCAAGAGAATGTTGAGCGGCGCACCGAGCTGATGCCGAGCTACACGGCAAGCACTATTGCGTTCCATGAGGGCGATCCATCAGCCACTGATCTTGAGCATAATGACCGGGTCACAGACACGACTGCGAGCTTTGTCAAACAGGGCTTCAAGAAAGGCATGAAGGTCACTATCACTGGGGCCAGCACCAGCGCCAACAATCAGTCCAACAAACTGATCGTCCAGGTGACTGAGGACACCATGCTGTTCGCGCCATCGGTCGATGTTGTGGATGAGGCGGCAAGTGCCAGCATTACAATCAGCGCCGATCTTGAGGCCGATGCAGATTTTGCGTTGGGCGCTTTTTCTGTAACCACTGGCTTCCCATCAGCCATAGCCTTCTATGAAGAACGCCTGGTGTTTGCAAATACCACAGCCCAGCCGCAGACGCTGTTCTTCAGTGTTGCCGGTGATTTTGAGGATTTTGCTGATGGCATTGATGCCGATGATGCGCTCATCTATACGATTGGATCTAACCAGGTAAACGTCATTCGTTACCTGTCATCAAGCCGAGCGCTGATTGTGGGTACATCAGGCGGCGAGTTTGCTGTGACAGCATCTGGTGGTCCTGAGCCGCTCAGCCCGACAAACGCGCAGATCAAGCGCCAGGCAAGTTATGGATCTGCTAACATCCAGCCGGTCCAGGTTGGCAACGTCACGCTGTTTGTTCAGCGCGCAAAGCGTAAAATACGCGAGCTGGTCTATAACTTTGATTCGGACAGCTACCAGGCGCCTGACCTGACGATACTGGCAGAACACATTACTGTGAGCGGTATTGATGAGATCGCGCACCAGCAGGAGCCTGACAACGTCGTATGGCTTGTGCTGAATGATGGCCGGCTGGTGGGCATGACCTACCGACGCGAAGAGAATGTGATCGCTTTCCACAAGCACCGCATCGGTGGCAAGGCAGACACTGGCAAAACAATTACTGCCCAGGCCATCAGTTTTACTGCAAACAGCACAACCGTAAACACCAGCACGAACCGCATCACGCTCAGCAGCCACGGGCTGGCAACAGGCGATCCTGTCTACTATTACGCAGCAAGCAATTCGATCGCCGGCATTGATAATGAAAAAATCTATTTCGTGATCCGCGTTGATGCCAACACGATTAGCCTGGCATCAAGCGCTGCAAACGCCTCAGCCGGTACGGCCGTTGCTCTCTATAGCGCGCCATCAAGCGATACGACGCAGCAAATCTACCAGGGCGTCAATATCGCTAACAACAATATCTACAGCAGCACTCATGCGCTGAACACAAATGACAGTATATTCTATGAGACTAGCGGCACAGCGATTGGTGGCCTGGCAGAAAACACAGAATATTTTGTACAAAAAATATCCGACAATGAGTTTCGCCTGGCAACAAGCCTAGATTTCACGAACGATATTGTGTCGCTCACCTCAGCCCCGACGACTGAACAATCCGACAAAATATTAGTGCCGGCTAAGATCGAAAGCATTGCAGTCGTGCCTGGCGATCTGAATGAGGACGACATTTATATTATTGTGCAGCGTTACATCAATGGCAGCACAGTCCGCCAGGTAGAGTATTTCAGCAACTATGATTTCGGCTCAGACGTAAACGATGCATATTTCGTTGATTGTGGTCTTACATACTCAGGCGCTGCTGCCACGTCGATTACTGGCCTTGATCACCTAGAAGGCGAGACTGTCAGCATCCTAGCAGATGGCGCCACACACCCGGACAGAACCGTCAGCTCAGGCGGCATTACGCTAGAACGCGCAGCAGAAAAAATTCACATCGGCCTTGGCTATAAATCCACGATGGAGACAATGCGTCTTGAGGCTGGCGATACAGAAGGCACTGCCCAGGGCCGCATCAAGCGTGTTCACGGCGTCACCATGCGTCTTTATAGATCTGTCGGCGCCAAGATAGGCAGCGCAGAAACAGAGCTGGATATCGTGCCGTTCAGGTCCAGCGCTCAGGTTATGGGAACAGCCACACAGTTGTTCACCGGCGACAAGGAAGTTGAGTTCCGGGGTGATTTCGAAACCGAGGCCAGCATCGTAGTGCAGCAGGACCAGCCCCTGCCACTTACTGTACTGGCCATGTATCCACGTTTGACAACATTTGAGAGCTAATGAACATCGTACCTTATAAGTCCGATCACATAGACTTTATCATCGAAGAGCGCACGAATGACCAAAAGCCAGAGGACTACAAGGCGTATTTTGGTTTCGGCAAAGGCCTAGATCAACCAGGCATGGCTTACACCGCATTTGATAATGGCAATGTCGTGTGCAGTGCCGGCATCAAAAACCTGTGGACAGGTGTGGGTGAGGCTTGGATCGTTAGCTCCTGGCGCATCTATGAGCGCCCGGTTGCTGTGGTCAAGGCCATCAGAGCCAGGTTCGATGACATTATTGAAGCGAATAATATCCACCGGGTACAGGCAGCTTGCCGAGCTGACTGGCCAGAGGCGGTGCGTTTTGCAGAGTTTTTAGGCTTTGAGAACGAGGGACTGATGCGCTCATACGGCGTTGATGGCCGAGATTATTTTAGATATGCGAGGGTGATCTAATGGCCTCAGGCCCGCTCATGATGGCAAGCGCCGCCTTCTCTGCGATAGGTGCAATCGAAGAAGGCAGAGCCAAGGCAAGAGCCTATAATTACAATGCCCAAATAAACGAACGCAATGCTGAAGTCGCTGACCAAGAAGGCGAGCAGATCATCGCAGAAAACGAGGTGGAGCTTCTACGCTTTCGTCGCCAGTTCGATGATTTGAACGCAGCTACACAACAAGCCTTTCGTTACAACGGATGGATTGCCGACAGCGGCACAGCGCTCAAGGTGGCTATGGCCAACGCTGCTGAGGCTGACGAAGAGATTGCAGCGAGGCGCTACAACGCCAAGGTCGGTAAACAGCAAAAAGAAGAGAGCGCGCTACAGCAGCGTATGCAAGCAAACTTGAATCAAATGTACGCCTCTGCGGCGCGAACATCCGGCTTCCTAAAAGCTGGCGGTTCTCTACTTAGCGGATACGGTAGAATGAAAGGGATTGGCTGATGCGTGTCCCGACATATAAAGCTCAGACCCAGCGTACCCAGGCGGTCGGCGGTCAAATGATGTCAGTCCAGGCTAACCCTGGCGCACTGGCCGCGCCTGCACAGGCCATGCAGCAGCTCGGTGAGACAGCGTTCCGCGTAACGGCTGCTTTTTATGAGGCTGAAAAAAAAGCAGAGCGCGCCGCCCAGGTAAGCCGGCGCACGTCCGGCATGACTACAGCGTTTCAAGATGTAGTGTTGGACGCTGCTGAGCAAAAGTTCGAAACTGTCGAACAGGCCGAAAGATATTACGATAATGCCGGCCGCGCTATCAGGCTCAATGCGTTTGAGGGTGTGCAGGACACGCGCGTCACCAGCTCGCTGCAAGGCAACTTTGAGACTTTATTTGAAGCCAACCGCATTAACTTTCTTAAAACCGCGCGCACCGACATCTATGATCGCAATACGGCAGACATGATGGGCGAGGCGTCACAAATGATCAACCAGGCCGCCGGTGGAAACTCAACGCAACGCACTGAGGCCATGGACCGACTGTTCGGCACAGCTCAGTCCCTCGGCATTTTTGCTGAGATGGCGGACCTTGGATATATCACTGAAGTAGAAGCGCAGAAGCGCATTGCCACAGCGCGCAGTGACATAGCGGAGACACAAGTCAATGCTGAGCTGGCCGCAGCGCAAGTCTCAGGATCATCGACCCAGGCCGAGGCCGTCCTGCTAAAACTAATGAACAATGAATTTGCAGACCTGGACGAAGATGAGCGCAACCGTCTCATCGTCAATGCAGAAAGCCTAAGCACCAGGCTGTTCAATCAGCAAGTAACAAAGACTGAAAAGAAAGAACGGCGAGATGCCGCTAAAGTTACGAAAAAACAAAACACAACTTTCGGCCAGCTCTTTGGGCAGCTCGTTGCTGGAACATCTGAAGACGCAACAGATGCACAAATAAGCTCAATGCCAACAGAGGCAGATATTGTCAGAGAGGCGGGACTAGGTAATCTGCGGCCGAATCAATCCAAGACCCTTATCGAACTAGCGCGCGGGAATGATGCACCAATCGATGATGCCGAGCTGGTGAATGACATCTACGAAATACTGTATGAAGGCAGCAACGAGGAAATCAATGACGCTGTAGATCGCGCCATTGCAGCCTCTGGACCGAATGGCAAAATCACTAGCGGTACACTAAGAGCCTTGCTGTCGACAGCTAACAGTCAGCGCGGACAGAATGATAGCGCGGCTGATAAGGCTGCACTGGAAGCTAAGAATGATCGCAAGGCGCTACGTAATGAGTACCGAGGGATTTTGAAGACCCTGACAGGCCAAGACAATATGATGTCTAAGTTTGATGACGCTGATCGAATAAGACAGGCAGACGCTCTCAAAACCTTTAACGAGCTAACCACCGGCGGTGTAGGGGCAAAACAGGCCTATGAAATTGTTCAGGACCAGTTCCTGCGTTCTCTGGACCAACGGCTATCTTTCATAGCGCCATCAATGGTTGTGCGATCTGCTGTAGGCAAGCCAGCGAATGAATGGCTGCCGGAAGATTTGATCGTAGCTTT